TAAAGTGATTGTGTTTTGTCCTGTGGCCTGTACTTTATAGATCTGATTGTTAAATCCAGGGTCTGAACCGATCCATAAAGCACCAGTTAAATAGATAATCTCATCATTTTGCAAATTATGATTAGGTACTGTCAATACACTTGGGCTACCCGATAGATTGAATGCCGTAATTGCCAAAGAAGGAGCAAACATGGTGATTTGTGATTCATTATCTGCTGCTTCATCGGTTTCATAAATGGAAATATATCCTTGCTGATTTCCACATGTTACATAATCAACATAATTTTGATCGTCCGATGTTTCCCAACTTACATTGCTATCCCAAAAGGTTGTTAGACTATCCCAAGTGATTTCAAACTGAAATTGAGCAGTACCGAAACAGGTAATAGTATCTCGAAATTGTGCCCAAGTGTTATTTCGATAATTAAATAATAATGTGGTGTTTGGGAAAACCTGAAATTCACCGGGATTCGTGGTATCATAATAATTCCAATAAACGATTTCTTTTTCAAAATCTCTTATACCATGTACAAAATCAGGTGCATTATTTTGGATTTCAAAACCAAACACAGTTTCCGGTATAGCATCATCAAGTCTTGATAGACCGCTTGCTGAAGCTTGTATGACTCCCCTATCGCTAACCGCCATCACTCCTTGATCGAACACAATCGAACTAAAAGTGCTAACAGCCCCAAAATCGGAAGAAATGCGCTCAAAAATGAAAGGTAAACCATATTCACCTACATAACGAAGTTGCCATGTTGAATATTCAAAGAAAACGATTAGGACATTTCGGAAGAATGCTACACTTACTATTGCTTCATTAGTTGGAGCATCTAGAAAACCTCCTTGACCAAATATATCTATACGCCATGCATCTGTTGCCAATGGATTTCCAATAGCACTAAATCGGCATCTTGCATAATAATTCACTGCATTATTTGCTGCAAAAGCACCGCCTGTTTTTGGCCCTTCCCACGTATTTAAAGCAAGTAAACGACCATAATAAGGAATCACGATCAAAGCTTGATAAAGAAAGTTGGGAACTGCATCCAATTGTGGTTGTAAGGCTGTCCACACCGTATTATTATAATAATAAATAGGATCATATGGAGTAGCTGCACCCAAAGTGATATTATCATTCGTAGTAAAGAAATATCTCTGTGATGGTGTCGTGCCTTGATAATTGCAAGACCAAAAGAAAAATGTGTTTGTTCCATTGGCATTATTCGGCCCTGACCAGACTTGACCCGGAACTAATTCTTGAAATCCTCCTGAAACAAATTGATAAGCATATTTCGTATCAAAGAAAACTGTTTGATCTATTCCAATAGTTGCCACATCCCTTTTCCATATTCCCATAGATTGAAGCGAAGGGTAATAGCCGAATGTGATTGTAACTGTAGCACCAGATCCAATTGTAGTGGTTATAACTACATTTCCTGTTAAATAATTTATTGTACCTGAATTTCCAGCAGTTGAATTTGTAAGAATTCCATTTCCTTGATCTACAAATGGAGTGGCTAAACCTACGATTGAGATCATCACTGAACCTTCTTGAATCTCTGCGTTTGCTTCAGGTGTAATAGGAAAATAAGATTGACCAGTTAATGTAGAATAAATATTAAATGACCAAGGGGATGCACCACTTGTTCCAAGGCTGGCATTTGCAAAAAACCTACGCAATCTACCTATTCCAAGAAGTCCATCACGCTTTTTAGTCCTATCGCGCCATACATAGGCATTCTGTAAATTAGAGAAAGCTTCATTGGCAAGCATCAATGGCTTTTTATCGGTAGTTAAACCACCTGAAGGATATCCACCTATGAGAACTTGAGTAAAGCCTGACATTAATTACCTGTTTTTAGTTGCCAATCGCAACCCAATAAAAACCATTATATGTGTTAGTCGAATTTGAAGAATAAAACCAATTTACACCACCAGTTGTCAGTGATTTAAATGTAACTGTAGCTGTTCCTCCAGTACTTGAAGGAGCATTTAAATATGTTAAACTTGGAAAAATATTAAATGCATTATTGGGGAATATATAATTATTTGGATTGTTATTAAAACTTATTGATCCAGTATCTCCACCAGCCAAATAATTGTTTGCGGTATGAGTTCCTGGTACAAAACCCCATTGAATTAAAGCTCCTCCTATCCAAGTAAAACCATTGGGTGCTGTGTGATTTCCAGTTAATTGAGAAATACCTCCATTTCCTGTAATAGAAAAAAGTTGTGTGTCTCCTCCAGATGGAATTGCAGCAACTTTTGAATAAATTTGATTAATTCCAGTTATTGCTGCAGGATCTGAACCTTGTAAAACTTGATGGATTATTGTGTGATAACCTGGTGTCGTTTGATTGGCATTTCTATGATCGACACTCAAAGTCAAAATGGTTCCGTCTATATTATCCCTCATTTGTAACTTAGTGTTACCAAGAGAAGAACCATCAGGAGGATAACCAAGTTGAAAATTCGGAATAGTCATATTCTACCTCACACTGCTACTGATGGAATAGGCTGACAATCTTGTGGTCTTCGTAAAATCTTCTTTGATTTTGCGGACATTCCTTTAGATTTCATTGGCTTATTTAATTTTTTTTCTTTTCCTTTGATAACAACCATATATCCTCAAGTTGTTGAATTGCTTTTGAAAAACGCATTCTTACCCATTTTCACAGGTTTCGCAGGAGGCGTGACAAGTTTCTTCTTTTTTGTTTTTTTCATGACATACCAATGGTTTAACTGATTTCATTTTTTTATCTTCTTCATCAAGAAGTTTAGCAAAACCTTCATCATCTATAGTAAATTCGTGTGAAACTGCTAACTTCACAATATCTTGCGATCTAATGCCATATCTATCTTTTAATTTCATGCATTCTTCAGCAGTCAATTTCTTATCTTCTTTTTTGAATACATCAATGATAAAATCACCGCCTCTTCTAATAGTTTTGTAGGCACATTTTATCCAATGTAAATTTAAATTATGGTCTTCCATCATGGCCCTCCGAAATATGCGCCAAAGCCGTTTTGTGAATAATTATATGACACTTGATCCGAATATATTGTATAAATCTGTCTAGAACCTATTTGAGCGTATGTTCTGGTTTCAATAATGTCATATCGTTCTTTCAACATCTTGTCGATCAGGATAATGCCATCACTATCAAAACGCCGCTCGAATATCTTCTTAGCTGCCCCGATAGCCAAGATCTCCCACCACTCGCTTAATTCTGGGTTTCCATTCAAACCAAGAGCAAGCAAAGCTTTAATAGGCTGACGATAGGCCGTTAATTCGATTGTATACCCTTTATCTGGCATAGGAGCGACTGTAAATTGATTCTGATAGAACATGATGGCTAAAGGAATAGACGGCTGCCTCGCATTATATTGAATCTGTATCGGTGTTCCTTGTGGAATAGCCTGAGCAAACGTTAGCCCTGTGATTACCCCTGTTTGGTAATTAATTGTTGCATTACCTGCAGTATTCGGAGTTGATGAAGCATATGTACGATAGTAAGTCCAGCCATATTCCTGATTTGTATTGTTAGATGTTTGAAATATTTGAATTAGATTGCCTTGACCATCATCTGTGACCGTCTGAGTTTGTCCAACTCCATTTGTCCCGATCACATTTGCAGTAATAAGCACATTCTGAACCCTTCCCATCGGGAAATATAGACTTGGATTGCTTTGTGGGCCGGGATCATTATTTACACTGGGACTAATAGGAGATCCAATTGTTTGACCTACATATGGGCCTACACTTCCATCACCAGTCGCAAAATTACCGTATTGTTGCCAATTGAAATTTACTCCATAGAAATTCCAAGGATCATTATAAAGCTTCAATTCCCTCTTGGCACAATAGCAAGGCATTTCTACAGTCGTGTAAAGTTCACTATTGAATGGATAGACATCTTGTCCAACATTTGTTGTAAATGTATAAACATCTTTTAACTTCAATGATCTAAATTTAGCAGGTAAATCATAGCTGTAAAAGCTATTCATATTTTTTACAATCTGCGTATCTGTGATCTGAAATGAGTTGCTAGATCCTGTCAATTCTCTTGTAAACTGGATTGAATCTGCAAGCACCGGAAACAAAGGAAATGTTGGGACAAATGTTTGAAGCGTCATTTCAACCTCGCTTTTGCAATCTGGATTCAATATTATTGTGTCTGGCCTCCCAATTCAACATTCTATTATATAATTTATATTTATCATATCCACCTAATTTTAAAATTCTTCGGTCAATTTGATCTTTATATATTCTTTGTTTCATTATTTTTCTTTTACATTTTTTAGAACAGAATTTCTGTGTGTTTTGTTTTATTAAATATTGAACGTTACAACATAAACAAATTCTCTTCATCTTTCTTGTAGTTTTTTTATTTCTTTTAAAGTTTTAAACAACGAAGACTCCAAAGATTTTTCATATTTATTTATAATTAACATTTTTTCTTTTAAATAATTAAATATTTGTTCCGCTACATTTTCAGTATCTGGCTTTATTTCTTCATTGAATATTGCTTCTTCAATATTAACTACTCTTTTTAGTCTCCACATGCATGAAATAGCTCTATTTACAAAAAAAATCTCTAAATCATCTTTAGGGGAAAAACAATCATAGATTTTTTTTGTATAAATCTGAAATTCCTTGGGATCATCTATACCTGGATGCATTAAAGATTGAGATGTTAAACCATGTTTTAAAGCATTATTGGATGACATCTCTTTTCCTGTTATTGTTTTTGGACCTGTTGATTTTTTCGCATTTTCTTTATTTGCTTTTATAGATTTTTCACTCATCTTCTTTCTCTCTATTTAGCCTTTTCTGCGCAATCTCAACGTATTCTTGCTCTTTCTCTATGCCTATTGCTGATATACCTAATTCTTTAGCTGCTACTAACGTGCTGCCGGAGCCGGCAAAGGGATCTAAGAGTACAGGTGAACCAGGTGGAGCGAGGAGCTTGATTATGTATTTCATTAAAGAAATAGGTTTAAGAGTCGGGTGTATATTGCCTTTTTTTAACTCTTCTTTTACGTTTATTAAGCATGACATTTTCTTTACAGCATTCTTTACACCAAGGAGAGATTCCATCTTTTCTTTTGTAAAAATTCGTTTCAAGATGTTTTTCAGCCCCACATTTTCGGCAAGGTTTGATCCATTCCCCTGATTGGTCTTTAGTACATCCTGAATGCAATCGCTTATGCTCAAGGGCTGATAAAAGCTCCAAGTTTTCAAGTCTATTATCTGTTTTAATCCCATTAACATGGTGAACTTGATAGTCTTGGGGAATTGCTCCGAAATGCTGTTCCCACACGAGATTATGCAACATTCTTTGTCTTCCAGAAACGACATCAAATCCTCTGATATATCCCTTTTTTGTGATGCTTCCAAATCCAAATTCATGTTTGGGTTTTGGCCCTCTAGAACCCATAATTCCTCCAATGTAAAACTAGTTCCATTATGTAAAACTAGCTCTAAATTGTCAAGCCATTTCATTCCCTCAAGCCCTCTGTTGCGTTCGGATGATGAGGCTTTTGCACAGTAAAAAAATCTTGAGGCACCGCCACTATCATTATGACCAAATGTTTGAATGGGTTTTTTACCAATTAAAAAATCATCAATCTTTTTATTGTTTCTTGGAACATTTTTGGAAGTTGATACCCCCGTCATCTTGTCCAGTTGCTCGGCTGATTCTTCGTCTAAGATTAGATTTGCTGGCCAACGGCCTTTTTTATGATTTTCAGTATTTTTTGTTCCCCATCCTCCAGAAAATCCAGGTTCAGTTTGGTTTTTTCTTGACCTATCATCATCTGTGGGAATCCTACTTTCATCAATATTAATCCCCCCCACCCCCCATTTTTCAGCATTCTGCGCGAAAGTGCCTTCTAATGGTTTCATGCAAATTAGCCAAGGCTCATATGCAGGCTTTAAAGCTGTGCCATATCCATTTAATCCGAAATTATTATGACTTTTAGGAAATCCCGATCCAAAC